GGTCGTGCCATAGAATAATCCGTTAGCATTTCTTGCTCCTGATGACTTTAAGGAGCCTGCTTGCGAGCCGCCTGTATAGTGTCCGTTTCCGAATATTGTTTGAGTATCAGTTGATTTTCCAATTAGAACAAGCAAATCTCTAACAAGCAGATAATCTGCAAGCGTTCCGTTAGTCCAGTAAGTACCGTTTGCACTCGCCCAAAGAATTTCGTTTGTCATCGTGCTGTTATTATAAGGGGCACGACCTGACAAAGAACGTAATTGGTTAGATACATTACTTGCGTCATAAGCAGACATAAACATTTCAGGAATTAAATCGCCGTCTTTGTTAATGTGCGTATAACATTTCCAAGCGTCATCAATTTGTCTGTTAGCAAACCAATAATAATCTTTGTAGCCGTCAGTTTTGTAATAACGCCAAACTTGAGGAAATCCGACCATAACATTACCAGTATAAGATGTATTTGTTATGTCTGACGCAGTTCTGTCTTTCTTTTGTGCGTAATTATCAGGATTTAACTCATAGTCAACAGTTCCGTCATATTTAAGCATTACCGGACGAGGCATAAAGAACGCATTTTTCCAGTCGCCATATTCAAAACGAGAAAGAGTGTAATTCATATACGCAGACTTAAAGTTTTCGTTATGACCTACATAATGTACTCTTGTCGCAGGATTACTGTCAGCCGTATCAATGTAATAGCCATAAATTGTCGTTCCAAAAAGGTTTCTTGGGTCAAGGTTTACAACCCCATTTACTGATACAGGGAAAGCCCTGTAATAATATTCAACAGTTGTACTTGGAACATTATCAACCAAAGCAGTATTGTTATATGCGTCTTTTGTTGTATTTTCTGCAACTACAATGCCGTCCTTTATGCTTTGTGGATATGCTTCTGCTTTTCTGACAATAATCGTTTTAGCCCAAGTACACAAAATATAGTTGTCAATTATTGTGTCCGCTGGGTCTTGCCAGTTTAATGAATAACTAGAGCCGTCAGAATTTCTTTTAACTCTTAAATTGTAACAAGCAGATGTAGGAATACCCTCGTTGCCACTTCTGGTAGTGCCACCACCACCGCCGCTACTTGAGCCTCCTCCTGCCGTTTGACTAATTTTACTATAATCTATCACGCTAAAGTCCTCCCCTGTGTAATTTAAAGTAAAGCGAGCCATTACGCAATATCTTTCAAATTGATTTGCAATAGCCAGCATTGAACTATCCAAAGCAGGGTCAGCAGCAGCCGCACTTGCTAAATCATCATATTGTGTATCGCCTGTAACATATAAATAGTTTATCGTGTATGGAGTTGTGCCAGCAGTAGGCAAACCAACGAGCCATACGTTCATAAATTTTCCGCTTTCAAGAGCCGTCAATGTGTAATCGTTGTTATACATTGGAGCATTTGTCGCAACATTTACAGGCACAATTTCAGCCTGACCGCCCTCACAAGCGAGGACATTTTCTGCGGTTGCTCTTGCTTGCATATATATTGACCCTGTGCTTGTTGTAGCAAGGATTTGAGAAAAGTTTGCCAAACCTATTTTTGCTTGGTTTATAACTGGGTATCTTTGTTGCGGTGTATCTGTAACAACATTTGAAATCTGACCACCGCTCAATACGACCATTCCTGTCGTAGCGTTCAAATATTCAATAACGCTTTCAGATGTGCCGCCAAGTCCCCAAGTTTGAATTGCAAATTTATTACCGTCAGCCAAAATAACAATTTCGCAAATATGATGAACAAAATCACTTTGTACTGTCGGATAGCCTGTTGACCATTCTAACGCCTGTGTCTGCGTATTGTAATATAAATAATGTTTTCCAACATCGGTAGGCATATCATCTGCAATAAAATTTGATAAAGCAGACACTAAAACGCCTCCGAGATGAAATACACCCCCTATACCCATGACCGTACCAGCCGACCAGTCAATAGTTATTGTAGGAGCAGTCGCCCAGCCTGTATCAGTATTAAAAGCCCCAGCTATTACCGATAATCTGCCGTTGCTATCGAGTGTGATAAGGTTGTTTTCATCTGTACTTACAATTCCTTTGATAAGGTTTTGTAATGTAATTCTTGCACCGTCCCCTTGAGCAATATTGTTAATGCCTAACAAATATTGACTTAACTGCATTTCCGTCAATTCGTGGAAAGAGTTGATAGGAGTTGTTTGCGTAATGTTTCCTATTGGTGTGTTCATTGACATTGTAAAGTCCTCCCCTTATGTTGTATAATACATCTTTTTAATATAATCTGCAAGTAATTTTGCTGGTAAAGTCCTCGCCTTGTACTTCTTCTATGTTACTGATAACCATACTTAAAATTTCAGTAACCCCAGCCATAAACAAATCGCCTGTATAGTAAATTTCAGCACCGTCAACATCATAAAATCCATGACCTCTCAAATTTGATGTATTTGTATCAATAGGTGTTTGGAAAAGAATTTTTGAAACGGTTGCCGTATTTGGGACTAATTCATAAGTGTTTACATTAAAGCCCTCGCCCGATATATCAACCGAGCGTATTGTAGCCGTCATGCCCTCTGATACCGGAAATGGCAATGATGACTTAAACCCGATTATTTGCGAGCGGTCAGCATTATATAAAAGTTCTTCAATAGAACCGGAACAACCCTCATTTAATCGTGTATAGTCTGCAACAAGCACCCTATCAAGTATTTCCAAGTCTAAAACTTCTCTTGCAATATTAAAAGTTGCTGTTGTGTTCTTTTCGTTCTCTATCTCTAATTCATACGCAATTCTGCGTTTAACATTGTCAGCGTTTTTAATATATTGTAATTCTCTCCTTTCAGGTTTGTAATATTGGTCGTCTTTACCCTCCTCCGGTTGCCAATGGCATGCTCCGTCATACCAATAGCCTGTTATTTCGTCCTCCGACCAAGTTTCTTCGTTGATAAAAGAACAACGCAAAGCCATAAGGCGATTTAAGCGACCTCTTTTGCGAACAATACTTAAATCCCAACTATTTTCAGCATTAATTAAGGTTTTAATAGGTCGTCCGTCCTCATTTGTATCAACCCTTAAAACCGCTTTGCCCCATTTGTTAGGTATGAAATATAATTGATTATTGCTTGCAATTTCATTGATAACGGTTTCATATTTAATCTCGCCTGTAACTATCCCATCGCATTTACACCCATGAGCCTCACACCATTCTCTTGCCTTTTTAAATGAGGCAAGGTCAATTTGGTCAGGCGACATAGGGTCAGGGTTGCTTGCTTGGTCAGTAAGCAGATAATATATGATGTCAACAGGATTTCTACTTTGCTCAAGCCCTCCTGTCTTTAAATTTGTGATGTATGGAAAAACAATAGCCCCTAATTCGTCCACTTCTCCGTCTAATTGTATCGTAGCATTAAAAGTACATGCAATTTGAGAAACATAAGGTAAGATACTGCTATCAACAACCGGAATACCTGATTTAAGCCTCCAAACGATTTCAGAAATATAAATAGAGCCAACCCAGTAATTATCTTTTGTAAATACAATAGGCATTACCTTTACTTGGTATTGTCCTGCCGTTGCAAATTGAATACCTACGCACTCGTAGAAATTATCATCGGCATTATTTATATCGTCAGGAGTTTTAAAAGTAAAATTGTTGCCATTTCTTGTAATACGACTGCTCAAATTGCCTATATTTCCGTCAAGATCTCTCGTATAAATTCTTGCGATATTGCTTTCATTCATTCCATGCCACTGCGTTTCATCTTTGCGTTTCCATTGAACTTCCGTACTAATTGAAACACGAACACGCTTGCCCGAACTTGAACTTATGGAGTATAAACCTCGAGGGAAATTGAAATGTATATCACAATATTGCGTTTCAGTAGGCGACTGTGATATAATTTCGTTTCTATCGCCGTTATAACTATTTACACCTTGATTTACATTTGCCTCAAAAGTATCTTCGCCAATAGTAACCGTTTCATCAATTAAATAACAATTCAAATTACCCTCTGCTGAATTGCCTCTTGTGTTACTGTTTGGAGTTGTGGTTGTATAACGATATTCAGATATGTTATAAGAACCTAAACCAATTGTAACTGTTTTTGTGGCATTATAACTACCTGTCGCACTATCATAAACTAAATCGTTTCTTGTAATTGTTACAGAAGTTGAAAGTGTTACGTCTAAATCGTTTGATACAAAAGTTGCTGTTAAATCCATTTGTTTGTTCGTCCAAGAATTATACGCAACTCCTGTAAAATTATAATTTTGAGTTATGGTTAAAGATGTGCCGGAACATTGGTCATTATAATAGGCTATTGCAGACTGAAAAACCGCTTGCGACTGGTCAAAAGATAATTCTTTATTAAAACTTTCAGTAACAGCGTTGTCCCAGCCTATAAATGAGTTAATTCCGTTAGCCTGCTGCAAACTGTAAGAGGACGGACGATAATTTGATAAAAGAATATCGCCAAGCCTAAAATCAGAGTATCGAGCATTTGAATATCCTGCAACACTATAAACCCTGTATCTATTGCCGCCGTAGCCACTCTTAACAAGAGGTATGCAGAATTGAGAATAATTAAAAACTTGCAAAGAACGCCCAAAAGCAATAGGCACAACTTCCTCTTGTAATTCGTTTTTAGCCCCTGATAATGAGGGCGAATTATTTGACTGATATGTAGGTTTATCCGTTCCGTTTGAACTGCCTTTTAGTTTTGCCCCAAACTTTCCGACAATAGCAGAAACGCCCATAATCAAGCCACCGATAGCCAATGCAGCAGCAACCCCAACGATAACCCCTGCGACTGCCGTTGATACAGATAAAGCGGTTGCAACTGCTCCGACTATACTTGTAATCAACCCAGTAATGCCTTGGGGTTTCTCTCTAATTTCAATAAAAGCATTTCTTGGAATTATTGTATATGGTTTTATTCTTTTACCGTTTACCAAAAGAGTTTTATAATAACCGTCATCGCCAACAGGCTCATTTTTGAATACCATAAAAGCAGGCAACCAAGCCCAGTATTTTAATTCGCTAAAATACTGCCCTAATTGTCTATGACAAACCGTTGCCGGAGCAAAAATTTTAATTTTTAACTTATTTTTCCATTCTATAAATGACATAATTTTTCCCCACATCTGCAATATCGCTTACTTGTACGCCTGTTTTTGGTAAGTGTATAAAACTTTCACTATTTATCATAACTCCTGCATGCTGATTTGCAAAGAGCGAAAAGACTATAATGTCGCCCTCTTGTGCCTCGCCAGCAGGAATTTTTTTGTGTTTAATGTTTGATATTAATTCATACTTAAATTCTGCCTGTATTTCGTCCGCAGGATATTCAGGTAAATCAATATTATACAAATCTTTATAAATATCTCTTACAAAATCCCAACAAACATATTCGCCCTCTTTGTAGCGTTTTGTTGTCATATATCTAATTAAACTTTGCTCGTCCATTTTACCCTCCTTAACGATGATTTAAGTTGACGAAAAGGGACGGGTTTTTGCCCCTAAAACGCCCTGCATTTATTGTATAACAATTTTTCATAACGAGAGAGGCTGTTACAGTTTCCATAGTTTCAGTTTGGTCGGTGTCCCAAATATATTCGCCCAAATTTACCCAATTACTTGAACCGTCATAATCAGCAAGAATAAGCCAACATTGTATAATAATATCCTCAAAACTGTTATCAGCCGCCCTTAAGATGTTTGAACTAATTAAATTGACATTAGTAACGCCAAATCCTGAATTATCAGTTTCACTTTGGGACGGCAAATTAAACGAAAAAGGGCATGGTTGATAGATAATTTTGTTTCCATTTTCGTCCGTTCTTGTATGTTCAACAACATCATTACAAATACTATAACGCCCATTTGCAAAACTACTATGCTTAATATCAGCCGCCAAGCAAAGAACTTTATCAAGAGTTTTTGTAGCACTTATCATTGGTAAAATAGGCATTAGTACATCACCTCGTCATTATCATAAACCAAAGCACCATTACCCTCTGTAACAATTCTTTCAGGCGTATTTTCAGTAATAAATCTCTTAATCGGAATTGCATTAGAGAACACATAAATCTTAAGTTGAACATATACCGCTTTAACGCTATTACCAGCAGGCTCAACAGTAGGCTGTTCAAGTATGTAGCAACGCATAAAGCCGTTAAGTTTAACATCATAAATCCAACAAGGCAAAGCCCTATTATTGGTGGCTCTTGCATACCAAAACCACCAAGTTTCTTCCGTATCAACATAAATTTTTGCTGAAATTATACGCCCTCCGGCAGAAAATCTTGAATGAGTTATAGGAATACCAGCGTCAGGGTCAACACTCACGACTGTTTCTTGCCTTGTAACTTGATAACCGTCATGTAAAAGTCGCCAAGGCATAATATATAAACCGTCTGTCGTTGATTTAACAAACAATTTCCCTTGAGTATCAAAAATTACATTATTGTCTTTCCCCATTTTAACCTATCTGCCTCCCTTGCTTTTGCAAACGGCTTTGTGCCGCTACCATACCTTTATTTGAACGGCTGCTTGCAAGCATTGAATTTAACTCTGCAATTTTGATTTCCGTACTATTATCAGGTCGTCTTTTAACTTCTACGGCGGCATTTGTATAATTATTGATAGTAACTTGTGGAGCAACCGCACCAATACCTACATCGCCATTTGCCATGCGTTTTGCAGGGGCGATAACTTCTGTGCCAGCCTCACCAGCCAACCCAACATTACCGCCCTGCATAGGAAACATTGTAGGCGAGGACACAATGCCACCTTTCGCATGGGGTACAACATTTGTGGATTTTGAAAGCGAACTTACACCTGACAATTTATTGCCAAGTCCTGACATCGCTCCTCCTATCATTTGACCGCCACCAGCCATAGCAGCCCCAGCAGCTATTCCTGCTCCTGTCATTACTGTTCCAGCGGCTATTCCTGCTCCTGTAAGAGTTGCTGCAAGAGGAGCAAGAAAACCACCTACAAACGGAATTTTTGCAACACTTTCAGCAGCCGTAGCAACCGCAAGAGCCGCCATAGCCGTTGCAGCCGTACTTGCTGACGCTGCCAAACTTGCCATAGCACCAGCCATTGTCGTTAAAGCAGGAGCAGCCGTTGTAAAGGCAGAACTTGCTATCGTCATAACGGCAGCCATAGCACCTAACCCAGCCGCAGCAATAGGAGCAGCCGTAGCCATGCTTGCGATACTTCCTGCTGCCGAAACGGCTGGACTTGCAACATTAGCAACGCCCATACCAGCGTCAATAGCAGATGACGCCATTCCTCCAAGTCCTGTAATTGTGCTTGATATTGCTGGATTTGTAGCGTTCAATAAAGCGTCTGAAAGTCCTGTTGCCTGTCCTGTTAAGGTGGATAATATACTACCTGTGTCTGCGTCCCCTGTAATGGAGGCTGCCGCTCCTGTTAGAGAACCGCTTGACTGTCCCCAGCCAAACTTTTGCTTAACACTTGCCCATGCCTTTTGAATACCGCCAAAAGCACCATTTAATGCCCCTGTGCCTGTATATGTAGGATTATCTTTTGTCCCCTCAAGAGGTGTACCAGCAAATCCCGACCCAGCACCTAACAAAGCAGATACAAAGCGATTTCCACTTCCATTTTTAGCCCAACCAGCCTGCCAGCCAGCAAGAACACTATTACCAATTTCTTTAATCCAACTCGTAGCAACCGATTTAATTGCGGATAACGCAGCATTTTTAAATCTATCCCAAACTGAAAGATTACTGTCAAAATCCAAAAGGCTATCAATTAGGGTATCTGACAATTTACTTGCCTCGCGATTTGTAATTTGTAAAATATCCTCTCTTTTTTTTAATACCTCTTGATATTTAATTTCAGTATTAAGATTTTTCATTGTTTGCTTTGCGTTCTCGATTTCTGCGGCAGTATAAGCCGTAGAATTAGCCAAACGGTATTGATATGTCTTTGTGGCTGCCTCTGCCTTTTTCTTGGTTAAATCCCAGCCTGTAACCTCCGTCTGCGTTAATAAGGCAACCTGACGATTTACTTCTTCAATTTGTGCCTTTTCTCTTATGTATGCGGCACTTACTTGTTTATATCTATCGCTTGCAGTATCGCCAGCCAAAGCCATAAGTCTGATTTCTTCTTCGTGGGCTTTCATGCTTTTTTGTAAAGCCTCAAAAGCGTCATCAGCATTTTTAGTTCTCGATGATGATTTACCTTTTCCCTTACCTTTTCCTTTGCTGTTGCCCCCTGTGTGTAAGCCTGCAACTGAACTTTGAGAATACATCAGTTGACTTGCTAATTTTGCCTCCTCTTGACCGAGAATAGCGACAGTATCTTTATAGCGTTGCATAGCCTTATCTTGACGGTCAAAATCAACTTGTTTAATTAAATCGACCATACCTGAAAGTCCGCTATTGATATAATTATGAGTAGCCTTACCGACATTCCAAGCACTATCTGCAAAGCCGTTCATGCTTTTTGAGGCGTTATCAAGGGCGACTGCCATTTCTTTTGCACTAATTTTACTCGCAACCCATGCCCCCTTTTCTGCGACCTCTGCAAAAGCCTTTGTAGCAAGTGAAACAAGTCTTGTAACTGCTTGACCTACGGCGACAACAACGTGTACTATACCAGCACCAACGCCCTGCAAAACGAGTACAACACCCAAGCCAACCTGTTTACATCTTGCTCCAAAAATAAGCCACTTATTACTCAATTCATCAACATATAACTGCTGTGCTTTCATCATTTCAGACTGTATCGCCATTTTAGCGATATTTTTAGCCTGTTCATCTGTAACATTCTTAATGGAAATTCCATGCTCTTGAATATATTGTAAAACTTCCGGATATTGAGAACGTAACATTTCAAGATTTCTATTATAAGCCTCTTGTTGTGCTGACGAACGGTTTTGAATTTCTGCTAATTGAGTAAATTCAGAGATAAGCCCTGTTACATTATTTGTAACATCACGCTGCTGGACGGCAGCCTCCTCAAAAGATTTATTTGCTTGATTTACTGAATTTGCACAATATAAAGCAGCCGCACCAACTGCAAGTAAGGTTGCCCCAACAGGATTTGCAACCAAAGCCCAAAGTGCCTTACCAGCAGCAATAGCATTGGCTTTCATGGCAGTTAAAGCCGTATTTACAACACCAAATTTTGTTACAAAAATAACAGAGGCAGTCGCAGCAGTAAGCATGGCTGCTTGCATAGCAGTAACCGCAGCAGCACTTTCCCCAAGTCCTCCTGTAACCCTATTAGCAAGCCCTAATACATTTGTCCAAATCTTAATAAAGGGTACAAAAGCATTATTCATTGCTTGTCCGACATTGGCTTGCAACAAGAATGTTTGTGTCTGCATGCGATTTAAGTGTGCATTATACTGGTCAACGGCAATTCCAATTTGTTTACCCAAACTATCTTTAACCATTGCGGCGAAATTAGGCAAGAAGTCTTTTGATATTACCTCGCCCTTTTTCATTAAGCCCATAAGTTCCCCAGCAGTTATACCCATGCTTTGAGCAGCCAATTCAAACGCCCCCGGAAGTGCATTACCTAATTGTCTTTTAAGTTCTTCTGCTTGAACTGTGCCTTTGTTTGCCATTTGTTCTAATGCGACAAATACATTTTCCATTTGAGCAGAGGACAGGTGTAATGATACCATAGCCGTTGACAAATCTTCAAATATTTGTCTTGACTGGGCTATTGTGCCTCCTGACCGAGTAAATGAGGTCATAAATTTTGCATAAGGCTCATAGGTTGACTGTAAATTTAAACCAAGTCTGCCTGCCATATCTGCGGTAAATGCCATTTCGTCAGCACCCTGCCTCAAACCTCTCGCACCAGCAGCCATAGTGTTTTTTATACCGTCCATGGCAACCCCAGCCTTTGACATGTCGCCTATCATATTGCCGAGAGAGGCTATAACTCTCTGAATACCGTCAGCAGCCAAATTACCAAACAGGGAGGAAAGAGCCATGCTTTCATTACCTGTGTCCTCCATTTGCCCTGTCAGTCGTTTAAATTTATCATTTACGGCGGCAACTTCGCCTTGTAACCTTTTATATTTTTCGCCCATTCTGCCAAGTGTAACATCATTTAAGTTTCCGGCAGCAATAGCCTCTTTAAGACGATTACCATACTGCTGCAACTCCTCATTCATACGACTATATGAGCCGCTTGCAGACATTTTCATCTTATTATTTATATCTTGGACAGCTGCGGATAGTCTTTGATATTCTGATATAGCAGCATTAAGATTTGTCCCTTTTTCGCCTGTCGTATAAAGATTTCTTAAAGCCAATTCAGCAGCAGCCAATTCAGCCTTTAATTGATTATAAGGGGCTTGGGCTTTTTCAGCCGCAGTAGCCATTTTTTGAGCAGCCGCAGCGTTTTTCATGTGTTGCATTTCTAACTTTGCAGCCTGCAAAGCAGTTCTGTTCATTTCCGTAGCCAATTTTTGCTCGCCCATAGCGGCGGCATTGTTTGCTTTATTTACATCTTGAACTGCTTTAGAATAATTAGAAATTGCCCCCGACAATGAATTAAACTCTCTTGTTAGAGTGGATATTTCTTTGTTCCCCCAGCCTGTATTTTCCAGCAAATCAGTAACCTCTTGCGTCTTATCTGCAAGAGTTGTTAATATCTTAACGGCTCTTTCGCCTCCTATGGTTTGAATATCTATGCGTAAAGCGTCATCAGACATTAAGACATTACCTCCTTAAATCGCTTTTTTAAATCTTCTTGGGTTTCTTTCATAGCAGCACGCACATATCCAACAGGCTTTGTAGCCTTGATATGTACTTCATCTGCGTAAACATCTTCGCCATTTACCCCTTTAAAATGTAATTTTTCAGCGTTTTTAGGGCGAATAATTATATCGCCAAAACCATATTCAAGTCTTTTAGCGGCTGGGTGGTCAACAAAAACAGCATGCTCATTTTTGTCGTGGTAAACAACATTATCATTTTGAAAACTATTGTGAAATTCATAAGGATATTTGGGGTCATTATTAAACTTTTGTCGTGCTTGAGAGCGTATATTTCTAACAAGAATATCCCCAGCCTCGTCTTGAATTTGCTTAACTCGGTCAGAAATTCCCCTTATCTTAAGTATTAAATTTTCGTTAGAAACATTTGCCACCGTTGTACTCCTGCATAAGTTGTAATACCAAATATCGTGTTGCATATATGTAGCCACTTGTCAAGGTTTCATCGTCTGCCGAGATTTTTCTAAAGCCGGAAATATGCATGTAAGCGTCATCTAATAGTTGATAAAACTCCTCGTCTAAATTGGCGAGGAGTTGACCTTTTTTACCGATAGCGATAGGATTTTTCTTATCGCCTACGAACATTGGCGTTTTTGCCTCGGCCTCACTTAATTGTTTGTGTCGGGTGTAGCCTTTTGCGTGGAGTTCCCAGCCGATTTTGACTTTTTTACTAAAGCCTCTTTGGCTTTTTCATTTTCCGTATGTTTTTTATGCCATTGCACTAATACATCAGTAATGTCAATAGGTACGCCGTACTCAAGTAACTCTACAAGAGTGTTGCATTGAATTTGTGTACCGTCCTCTAATTCAACATCAACAGGTTTATCAAAACCAAGACAAGTATTAGAGAATGTCATTAAATTATCTTTATTTGTATTACCCTCGGCACTACGAAAATAATCCATACTGCGAGGCAACCTGAATGTTGCCCCAACAGTAGAATTATCCTCAAATTTGATTTTTGCCTTGTATGTAACTTGGTTGTATGCTTTTATTGCCATAATTTCCTCGCTCCTTTATTATTGCAATAGTGTACTAACAATTAGGCAGCAATTCTGTTTTCTTTAACGAACTGCGGCTCAAATTCGCCTGTTGTTACTGACAAAGATACATCAGCAGTTTTTGCAGAGTTTGTACCACCGCTAAAGCCACCTGATGAAATTTGTGCTGGAGTGTAAAGTGTTAAATCTTTTACATCATTTCCAGCGATACCCTCTGTCAATACAATAGCGACATTTACATCTACCCCTACGGCACTTCTTTCATAAGAGCCGTCTGCCTGTTGTGAAAGCAAGGTAATTAAGTTGCCCATAACAACATCAGTAGCAGTTTCTTCGTCTGTTGATGTTTCTACAACAAGTGTGCCTGAAAGTTCAACAGTCAAGCGACCAGCCCTATAAGTCGTAGTTTTGTCGCAAATTGCAGTAACGTCAATTTGTTCTTTGTCAAAAGTTCCGTCAATATTTTGAAAACCGCAGAATTTTGTCATTGTTAATGGTTTAACCTTGTCGCCACTACCAAGAGTAATAGCAGTGTGAGCCAAAAAGATGTCGCCAACAACTAATCCATTTGGAAGTGCACTTTCAGAAGCAGCACGTGCGGTAACAAGATAGCGTGTACCAGCAACTAATGCTCCTGTAGTAACTTCGCTGCCGATTTCAAAAAAGTAAATTCCGGTGTCCTCGTTAATAACTCGTTTTACAGTCATAAGTTCCCCCTTTTATTGTTTTTTAAGATATTACACTTTTTCTTTATTATCATCATAAACCAATATTTTATTTTTTGCAACAATTATAAGTGTTCATATTTAAAGATGAACTCTGTAAAACCCTGTCCTGTTTCATTTGTAAAAGTTGCTGCATTTTTTGTACGTTGTCTAACAGCATTTGTAATACGATATTCTGATAAATTTTGCAAAGATTTAATCATATTGTTTAATTCTTGCAAAATTTCATCTATTGCCATATCATTTGTCGCATATACACTAAACTGAATATCTGAAACACCAGCCATATTATAGCCCTCGTCATTTTGACAAAGAGTTTGAGCGTTTGTATCATTACCGCTATCAAGAACATGTAAAACACAATAAGGGGTTTTTTGGTTTATAGGAGCAATGCCAAAAAATATATTACCTTTTAAGAGGCTACCAGCACCCTCGTTAAGCCCTGTTGATTTTTCTTTTAAGGTTTGCCATAAATCTATGTTAAAAGTCCTCATATTAAGCCCCCTCGCTCGGCTTTTTGAATATTACATTACCGTCCTCGTCCGTAGGAAATTGAACATTCTCGTTAATAAATTCTATACGATATTCGTTATGGTCAACTTTGCCACACCTTTTAATCATGCCTATATTTTGATTTATAGGAATGATAGAAAAGAACGAAAATGCCTTGCCGTCAACATTTCTTAAAACCATTTTATCGTCAAATTTAACTGACGTAGGAGCAAATAATATCCCCGACATTCTTAAAGTTTCTTTATCATAAATGTCAAGTAATTTTGAATAATATTGCCCCATAGGATACTGAATTAAGCCCCTAAACTTCTTTTTGAAAATATAGTCGGCATGCCTATTCTCGTAATCATCAACGGCTGGCTTTTTCCATACGCTTAATATCTTATAATTGTCCTTTAATAACATCAGGATATTCCCCATTTCCGATTTTGACTAATTCTTGACCGTCCTTCAAATCAGGATTAGCGATAAATTCTGCCATAAGTCTGATAACAGGACGATACTTTTCAGGCACTACCATTCTTTCAATAACGGCAGGCTCTTTGCGTGGTGTATGGAACGGACTTGTTTCAAGTTCAAAAACACCGTTATTTTTACTTTTTACTATTGAAAGCCCTTTATAAGTATCGGAGTTCCAAGCAATAACATCGCCTATTGTCGCTTGAAAGCCTTTAAGATTTCCGATTTTATTTGCCCCAGCAAGCCCGAAATGACCCATGACAGCATTTTGACCCTTATTACAGTCAGGGCAGCGATTATAAGGAGTTCTAAAATAAGCGTTGTTAATCTCAACCGACACATCTTCTATTGCCTTTACAAGTTGTTCCGGTGTGTATTTTTTTTTCTCTCTGATAGCCGTATCTTCTGCCACTAATTTTGGCTCTGCTCCGATTTCAGCCTCAAACTTTTTGCCTCTTTTTTTAGTTTGTTTTTCCTCTGACATAATCAGCCTCCCTATGTTGAAATACGTTGAAAATACTTTACTGCGTCCTCAAGTTGTGTAGGATATGAACCTAATCCATAATAATTATGAGGCTCAAAGTTAGTATAAGCATAATTACCCAAACGCTCTTGTCGTTTTTCCTTATCCTCTCTTAAGAACAAATCATAAGCAAGCATGGCAAATACGTTATCCAAAAATTGAGGTGGGAAATCAACAAAAAGCAGTCCAATGGTTTCCGCCTTTCCGCTAACTCGCATATTAAGCCCCCTGTTGTCAATTTTAATAGTATCATCGCTCACTTCTAAAACTTGTGTCAGATATTCGTTTGTGCAAGTTTTCACGATAATATAATCGTCTGCTTGAATATCTATATCATCATTTATATTTGTAATGTTAATTTCTTCTTTTGTATTCTCGCCATAAACCAAAGTAACATCTTCGTAAATATGCGAATAAAGGCATTTTGCAAAAGGATTATGAATTGCATTACAAACCGACATAATGAACGGAAATAAACTGTATAATATTGCTTTGTCAATATTTTCATCAATTTGTTGCCATTTTTCATCAACAAACTCCCAACTTGTACCGTCAGTTGTTAATAACGCTGTTGTCCCCTCAATATCAGTAATAGGCTCTTGAGTGGTTTCGCCGCTTTCCTCGTCAGTAATTTCATTATAAAGGCTCTCGACAACCAAATCATATTTATTAGACAATAATTTTATTTTTGCTAAAGCGTTCATTGTTTATTCCTTTTTCTTAAAAAGCCCTGCCTCATTTGCAGGCAAGGCTTTTTAATTGTGTAGTGTAGTTTTAATGTAAAGGTTATTTCTTTTCTTGAATAAGTTTAATAATATCAGCCTTATTAAAAACCTCATATTCCTCGTCAGTATATTCCAAGCCGACCTCTTTTGCTTTTTCTACCAATTCAGCCTTATTCATTTTATCTAAAGGTTTTTCGTCAGGTTTCTTTTCTTCTGAATTACCTTTGACAATTTCACATATACCTTTAATATGTTTGTAAAACAAAGGATCAATATTAATTATTTCGCCCTTTTTCCCAAATTTTTGTCCCTCTGTTTCAGAGAGATAGTAATTATCTTGTTTTAGTTTAACTTGCATTGTAAAATCCCTCGCTTTGTTGTTAAAATTGTATCACAAAAGTCAAACAGGGGCATAGGGGTTTAGCCTATGCCTTTGAGTTTGACGGTAAAGTCAATAAATCAACTGTTCTTGTTACATCTGCTGGTAGTGCAATGCTTGCGATATAAGGTTTTGTCAAGACAATTTCAAGATAAGCAGTTTTAGTTCCGGCTTGAGTTCTTGCCTTGATGTATTGTTTATCCAATGCAACAGGATTTGAACCGTCAGAATTTTCAGAAACATTTACAGTAGTTCCGTCAACGATAGCGTCTGCCTCTGCTTTTGTACCAGCGTAATTTCCAGCACCGCTTTTTCCGTTTGCCAATACGGAAAACAAAGTTTGGTAGCCAACAGTAGCGATATTAGTTGCAGCAGCAGCCTTTTCAAGTTTGTCAATAAGTGTGTAGCACATAATATTTGCTCCTTTATTTCCTTTTAAGTAGTAACCGTTTTTATTTGAGGATTTTGGGGCTATTAAAAGCCCCTATCCCCCCAAATCAAATTTTCTTATGCAGCAGTACCGATTAAGAGTTTAACGTATTTGAACTGTGTCAAAACTGCGTCATATCTTTCAGTAAGCAACATATCTCTGTTCTTTAAGTGGTCATGTATCATAAAACGACCAACAGGGCGTTTATAACCAGCCACCGCAGACGGAGGCAAAATTGCTGCTTTTACATTCGCTGCAACTGCTGCCGGAAGTGTAAAGCCGTCATCAAAAATTACAGGAACATTTAACAACGGTACAACTGCGTCAACGTGGAAAGGTTGTGTACCTAATCCTTTTTGAACAAAGCCAAGTTCAAACTTATAGCGATGATTGTCGTCTTGTTCAGTAATAACTTTCGCCCAAGTTGTTCTGTCAATGAACAATACGCCCTTACATCTATTTGCTATACACAAATTCATAATATCGGCCATTGTTACAGTTCCGTTTGCAGCAACATGAACTTCGCCAACCTTACCATAAGTATTACCTCTTTCATAATTGATAATACCTTTGATTTTTTCAGCAGAATTTCCAACCCAAAGGTCTTTTGCTACGCCTCTACGACAACCTCTAACAAGTTTGCCGTTGACATAATTTTCAATTCTGAAAGCAGTATCTTCAATTTCGTCATAGGTAATTCTTGCCGGAGCGTCATAATCTTTTAAGTTCAAATTTGCAGAAACAAAGCAACCGTCATCAATAGAGTAGCCAATTCTTTCTAATGTTTCCTTAACTGCGGCAACATTTTCGTCCGGCTCAACTGTGTCAACGATAACCTTTTTAGTTCTGCTCATAGCAGGCTCAAAGTTGATAGCGTTAAATAAACCCTCGTCATATTCAACAAAATCCTCTCTAACATTAGGGTCAACTTCCGGTATAATCAAAGCACCGCCTCTGCTATCGTCAAAACCAGCAAAGCCAGCGATAGTAGCGTCAAGTTTGATTTCTTTTCCGTTGATAGCGTCCCTTACTTGTTTGTTCAATTCAACAAGGTAATCTCTGTATTGCTGGAGGGTAACTTTTTCAGCACCGTCCCTAATACAAGAGTTTAAGCGTTGTAATTGTACTTTTTCAATTTCAGTAGCGTCATCAACTTTAGATTTAGCATTATTAGCGTTTTGTAATTCAACTAATTCTTGTTTAACTTTGTCAATGGACTGTGAAATTGTTTCTTCAAGTTCAGTTTTTAAACCGTCCTTGATTTCAACACCTTTTGCCTCAAGTTTAGTTTCAACGGCAGAAACAAGATTTTTCTGCATATCTTCTAACTTGATTTCCTCCGTTTTTACAGGAAGTTGATTAGACGGTGTTCCCTCTAATTGTACTTTAAATTTGTCAGCATGTTTTCTCATTACTGTTCCCCCTTTATTGCTTTAATAACATTTTCTAATGCCGTATGCACATCTGCGTTAGAAATTTCAGTTTTGATAACTGTTTCCTCCGTCTTATCCCCCTGTGCTTGAGGTTTTTTTGTATTTGCAAACTCTAAAAGAGTTGCATTTTCATTGGCTGGAATATCAGTTAAAGACACTTCGTACCAATCAAATTCTGTTACATGAAATACATCATCAATCCACTCGCCATCAAGCGACCAGCCGCCTATTGAAAGCCCAACATAAATGCCTTGCTCATAAACAGCAAGTAGTCTTTCGTTGCCTGATTTTGGTATTTCCAAAACAACTAATACTTTCTCGCTAATTTCTTCACAGGAAACAACCTTACCAACAGGTAAGCCATGTTTTTCATAAACGGCAACATTTTTGCCTGCGGCTTTGTTTGCAGCCCAAGCGTCCAGTAACGCTTTATTTTCCACAATAAACCCAACAGAGTTTTTGTCAGGAGTGCTTGCAATAGCCATAATGTATGTATATTTTTCCTCATCACGCTCAAAGTCAAATTCAAGTTTAACTTCGTTTTCATTAACCTTTTGCAGTTTTAGAAAAATGCGTTTTCCGTCTATCTTTCCTGTCATCAATTTTCCCTCTTTAATTTAATAATATACGATTATTATTTTTTTTGCAACAATTTGTATTTTTATTCGTTATTTTCGCTTGTAAATTCCGTTGTATTATTGCCATTCATGCCGCTTTGAGTAACTTTAACACTTTGAACAGTTAATTCATCGTCCCTATAATCGCCAAGAGGAGCATAATTATACATTCCCCTGCGTTCTTTTACTGTAAATATACCCAAAGTAGGCAAATCTTTCATCATAGACAAAAATCTTGGTCGCAATGCAGGGACATTTTGCTCAAGATAAAACACCTCAAGGTCGTCAAACCCGACATTTTTATATTTGTAAACATCAAATAAATGGTTAAAAATGCCTTGAAATAAAGGGCAAATAGTCATATCAAACAACATGAGCATGCCTTTTTCATAGTCTTTACTTTGAACAGTTTTACCCAAAACCCAATTTACGCCAAGTCTGCGATATATTGCGTCCTCTGCGGCTTTTAACACCTCCGAAAATTCCATATCTTTATTATTTTGTGAGAATTGCTTTACATCTTTTTCAGCAGAACCGTCAATAATTATGGCACTTCCGGCATTTCCAGCCCCAGCGTGCTTAACCCTTATTTCTTGTCTTAATTGTTCCCTATGTTTTGGATTTAATAAAGATTTAATCAGAAATATAAGTGAGGGTCTTGCCCCATTTTGCAATAAACTTTTATTATGATAGCAACCAAACCAATACATAAGGGTTTCAATGCCTGTGCCAAGCAAAATAGACGCTGGCAAATATGAGCATTGAGGGTCAGCGTTCCAATAAGGTGCTAAAATATAATTTCTATCATCTTCTTTTTGATAATAAGTTCCATTAAAAATATAATTTCCGTCAAAAGAACCTGAATTATTGACCAAATAAGAGCCAATACGATTATTTGCGACATCTGCTGTTGCAGATACCAACTCTGCGTCCAAAATTTTAATAGAAACAGGCTTTGTACCCTTAAAAACAAAAGCATAATATACAATACCATGCAAAATATAGTCTTTTGAGGATTTTTCAAGAAATTTTTTACGATTTACTCCGGCAGACGGATTTTTAAACAGTTGATTTAACTCTTTTAAGCGTGTGTCATTTGTGCGTTCTGCCACTTGATTTTTGGTTTTATCCCAAAAAACAGGCTCTATCATTTGAATATTGTTAGCAATAAGGTCAACACTTGTGCCTACGCAAGAAATTTGCCTGTATGCAGCGTCCCATTCAGACGGTTGTAATACAGGTTTACGCATATTTGTTGAAAAATCGTGATACGGAGTTCCGACAACCTTGCCGTCTTGAATAAGGACATCGCCTCCCTCACAAAAGCCGTCATCTTCTTTTATTTTTTTAATGTAGCCCATGCGGCTCATTATTTTATCGGTTAAGGACATCTAAAATTCCCCCTTTTATTTTAGATGATAGCCTAAATTTTAAAAATTTTCAACAATTAGTATGCCCTGTTATCAGGGAGCGACCCTGACTATCGTTGCGTAGGGCTTACGCAGACTTAACAAGCCTCATTTTCCCCGAACTTATTAAAGGTGCGACCTTTGTATCGTGCAAAGTTCTTGCTTTTTCCGGACAAAGTTTTTGATGTAAACATCAACGCAAGAGAATTTGAGCCGAATGTGTTAAGCGAGTATGAGGACAAACGCTTTGAGGATAGCCCGACTTTCATTTATAAATGACTTTCAGTAGCCATAGCCTTGTTTGCCACTAATACAAATCATTATATCTAATTTGGTATGCTTTGTCAATTAAATCGGCTGGAGGCTTGCCATATTTTGCAAATAAACCTCTTATAACTTGTCTTAAAATAGGGGTATTGTAGCCCTTTTGTGTTGTTTTACAGTATCGGTAATAAATACAGTTTTGGCATGTATGTTGCAAATAACACTCAACCGATAGCAAAGTCCACCCTTTGCCAATGTTTACTTTTCGCCATTCCCAAGTTTTATTGCCTCTATTCTTATTTTTTTTATTTTTTCTACCCATTCTAACTAACTCTAACGGCTAAAGAGCCAAATTTACCTTTTAACAACAAACATGCCAAATTATCAGGAGCGTCATCGTGTTTTACGCCTTTTTTATAGCCCCAAACTTCTTTTAAGTATTCTTCGTCAGTTTCTTCAACAAACTGTACTGCTGGCAGCAATTCTTGCCCCTCCTCACGCCAATAAGGACGGATAGTGCTAACGATTTTTGTGTGCTTGTTCATACTTTCATGGTAACTATCAACCACAAAGCCTAATTCTCTAAACTTGTCGCCCATAAGTCCCTTATCGGTATTAGTTTCCATAAATATTTTTGAAACACCGCACTCAAACAAAACTTCTGCAACTTCCATATAATTTTTATCCAAAGCCGTTTTATACATACGACCATATACAATGACCTCGTTTGTTTCCCAATTACAAGCCCCTATGCCAACGGCAGTACGGTCATCACCCGAATATGCTGCGTCAATGGCTGCAAAAACTTCCCAAGCGTTCTGATAAAAGGTTTTTGAATAATTGCCAACATTTTTAATTTTAGGAAACGGCTTTTCAGCGTCAGAAACAAGGGATAGCATATAGTTTGCTTGGAATAGTGCGTCATCATTCAATACACGCTTTTTCCACTCAATATCCTCTTTAGTCATCAAGCCTGTTTGATAGCAATTATATACAAACAAACCACGCAGCATGTTTAATTGTCGGATTTCTCTTTTAATCGCCTTGACTTCTTTTGGCGACAAATTTCTTAAGTCTATTTCTTCAAGTTCCTTTTGCCTGTCGGATTTCTCTTTTAAGCCTCGCTCCATAAGAGCAAAAGCGTCCTCCTCATGCCAAGGCGTACCGATGTTAAGTATGCGAGTATCTGAAAAACCTTTATTATTTGACAATATATTCATTAATTCCTGATACTTTGCAATAGTGCTGCGTCTTTCAGCCTCACTCTCTCTGTCGTCAGTAGTAACAATATCGTCCGTTATAATCAAAGCAGCGTGTTTACCTGTTAGTGGTGAGCCAAGCCCCAAACCTCTTAATTGAAATTCCCCTGAAAGACTTGTATTTAAGTTAGTATCAATACTTAATGCAGTATCAGTAGTCTTTTTAAAGCCGCCTTTTTCGACAATATCGGGGTGTAAAATGTTGATAAATGTCTGAAACAAAGGTGTGTCAAGAATTTTGCTGACACCATTTACAAGTTCTTTTACAGCGTCCTCCGATTTGCGCAATAAAATTATAGTCAAAAGAGGATTTAATATAAGCAGAATGGCTATGCAGAGCCTTAAACAAGTTGATTTAAAACTATCCCTGTGTGCTTGGTGGACGGTAACACGAAATCCTTGAGGATTTAACACCCAAGTTTTAATCCATTCGCTATGAATAGGCTCTAACAAGTCATAACCTGTCCCCAACATACGACCAACCATGTGTGCCTCGTTTGTAAGCAGATGAACGACCTCCTCTTTTGTCCAGCGTTTTTCTTGCTCCTCTTTTCGCTTGCGGTCATACTCGATTTTTGCTTGACGAACAATATCCAAAGCGGTCGGTTGTTGTTCCCCCTCTTGAATAGGCGTAGGTATTGGCTCTTGCAAAAATGCCGGAAAATGCTCCCTTGCCTCATTACGTACAATATCCATTCCATTATGAGTAAGCCAAAATTCCCCACCCTTTACTTTGCTATCCTTGCCTTGACGGTGTAAAATATAAATACCACGCTGCTTAAATATAGGCGTAGCCAATAAAACAGTCCTTGCAAGATTTTCAGGAAAGACTTTTATAGAACTAACAAAGTCAAAATATTCAGGGTCAATAGCAGAGCAATAGCCTCTGTTGCTATTGAGAAACAGCATAAACTTGATGTAGTTATTGTATTCAATATTATTTATTGGAGTTCTCGGCATTTTCTACCTCAATATAGTCAACATCAATAACGCCCTCTTTTTGTTCTTCAATAAGGCGTTGCTTTTCTCTTGCCATGAGTTCCTTAACCTCATTATAAGAGGCATTAAGATTAACATTGACTTGCGTAATCGTTGTTTCCGTCTTGTCAGCCCATTTGCCTTTTGAGCGGTTTTTAAGAGTAAATTTTATAGCGTCAATATTTGGAGGTAATTTTGCCTCAAGAGTATGTACGCAGCCGTCTTTATCTATTTGCTCCTTTGTAACAGTAGCACCCTCAATAAGTTCTTTTAAGCCTTGCTCCGCTTTCTCTTGCCATTCTTCATCTGATAGTGTCATATTGCCCCTCCTCATAGTTCGCCCACACTAATACTGTATCAGAAATTTGCTTAAATTGGTAGTTCCACTTTCTTTGCAACGCTGGTAATATAGCCTGCGGCGGCATTTGAGGCGTGTCAGGGTCGCAAACCAAAGATACTTTATAAGGATATTTTGGATTTTTACTACCGAATAAATATAACTCACTTACTATTCTGACAATTTGTTTATATATAGAATTTTTAGTAAGCAAATTTGCAATATTTGAAAAATAGGGTAAAATCAGCCTAAAGCGGTCTTTTTGGAATATAAGACATTTTACATGCATTGAACACTCTGCTGCCGGAAAAATCCTGTCGTAATATTCAGCCCACACCTCATATCCAATTTTTGCAAATATTCTTTTGACATCATATAAAGCCCAAAATTTGCGATTATAAGTAAAGCGAGCCAACTGTTTATAATACTTCTCGTCCTTATCAAACGAGCATGCCTGCAATTTATACTCATAAAATTTGCTGACCTCACAATGCGAGGTCAATTTTAATTTTCCTAAAAAGCAGAGGGTATTAAAGAGGTGTGAGTTGAGTTCCACCTCTTTATGCCCTATCAGTTCCCATACGCCACCATTCTTAATAATGTTATTATTTCGTAACAAATCTATATTTGCTTGTAAATCGCCTGCATTGGCTATTTTTATTTTTCTATTCGCCATTGAAAATCTACTCCCATAAACCCATCTAACAACAATTTACCAGCTAAAAACTCCTCTTTAGCGGTCTTAAAGTATAATCCTTTAATGCCATGCGGATATTGTTTTTCATATTCTTTGACAATTTTTCTATAACTTGTCTTTTTGCCGAATACATCAATAGGCTGGTCAAAGTCAAATTTATACTTGCGAGCCAATATCATAAGGTCGTTTTTAAGGTCGTCAGCATTATCGTAAGTAAAGTTTATCTCGTCAGGAGTTTCAACATCGGGGTCATCGGACACAAGATAAATAGTATTGCCTTTAACCGTATCTATTTTATCAATAAAGGAATTTTGCAAGTCCTTAATCTCTTTAGCCTTAACCTCGTCCAGTTCTCGCCCAAGCCTCAAGGCATAATCAACAAATTTCTTTTCAGGGTCGGCAGGCTCGTCCTCGCTCATAATCATGCGATACTGAATACCGAGTTGTTGCATTTCCAACATCGCAGGCGTAAGTTGACTATAACGCTTTTTAAAATCAGGGTGTATTCCGTTCATTTCAGTACAAGGTGTAGAGAAAATCCAAGAGCCTTTTGCTCCTGCCACCTCTGCCACCTCGCTTGGGTCAACTTTTCCGTCAAATATCATTTTAAGAGCCAACATCGGCTCAAAATTAGTTAAATCATTTACAGGCTTATTGCAGTCTTTAACAAAGTAAAAGTCCGTCCTATCAACATTCTCGTCAAAAGGCTCGCTATATTTATCTATTGCCTCACGCTCCAACTGCTCTGCCAGTTCCCAACGCTCGTCATTGGTATAAACAGGGTACACTTTTGTTAATTTTGTTTCCTCGTTATCAGGGACAGGCGGTTTTGAATTATAAGGGTCGCCATTTGCAGCAGCAGGAGGTTGTAATGTTTGTGCAGCTGGTTGTCCTACCACTTGTTGAATAATAACAGGCTGCTGAATTTTCCTTTCCTTTGGTATGCTTGCAAAAATAGTATCGGCAGACACGCCAAGTTTAAATCGGTCAAAGAATTTATCAACCAATTTTTTATCCTCTTTCGTGAGCCTCATACTGTACTTCTTTTCCTCCAGTAAGGCTTTAGGGTCGCAGCCAGTAAAATCACGCTCATATTCCCCAGTTTCCAAGAAATAAGCGAGGTTTGCATAATCTCGCAAAGTCATTACTTTATTATAAGTAATTTTTCTTTCCTTTTTCTCTTTCATTTTTTGTTCCTTTTTTATCAATTTTAAGTGATGAACAATTTTTTGTCAAGTTTTGACAATTTTATGCAATTATTATACCACAAAAATAATGTGCAAATTGAAAAAGTGCAACAATTATTTGGTGTAAATCGTTAAAAATTTAAGTTTGAAATGTGATGTCAGTTATTTTATGTAGTGAGTACAATGTGAGGGACAATGATTTGAGAGGCGATAGACAGGCTTAAAATATTTGAAATTTGAAAAATTTTTCTGGGGGTACTATCGGGGGTTTGAGGCTTGATTTTGCAGGTTTTCAGGGGTAGGGGGGGGGTCTATGCCTTACGGCTCAAGGCTTTCCAGCCCTGCTGCTTTTGCCCTCTTGGGCTTTTATCCGTCCGGTTACTTGCTTTTGTTGCTTGTATCGTTTCGATATATACTGATAATAAATATTATGTAACAAGTCCTTTGTTTTGCTTGCTTGCTTATGTTTATATGTCCGGACTTTTACCCCCTCTTAAATGGCTTGCTAACCGCCTGAAATTTAATTTTTAAGCAGGGTAAACAATAGCCGGAGTTTATGCTATTGATTTTTGCCCCTTTGCCCTGATTTATCGCCCCTTTTAAGCCGTCCGGCTTGCCGTTGCTTTTATGCCTGTATGCCTGAAAGCCTTACGGCTATTGATTTTCAAGCCTTTTTGCCCTGATTTTAGCCCCTTAAATACCTTTATAGTCTTACTTTTAACCTTTTTGATACTTTTAACCTTTTTGATACTTTATAATACCGAGTAATTTTTATTATTATTATTATTAAGAGAGAGAGAAATATATTTTTTACACCTTTAAAAGTCCCAAAAGTGACCAAAGGTATTACTACATAAGGCTTTTAAGCCTATTAAATCCTCAAAAGGCTTGAAAATCAATAGACATAAGCGAGCAAAACAAAAGCGGGAAAGTAAGGAAAGACGGAGGAAAGATAAAAAGAGAAAAAACAAACTAATATAAACAAACTACACTAAAAAGATGATTTTTTAAAATTCCTAAAAATAAAAGTCCTTGATTTTAGAGGGTTTACAAGGTATTTTGTAAAGTTTTGTAACAGTTGTACAGATTTTATAACGTTTTAGGGTTGTATTTTTTTTTATATCAATTATAATGATATATGTAAGGGGTTGATTTTTTAAAATCAATTCCGGCGGTAATAGTAAATAAATAATAAAAGGAGCGTTCAAAATGATTAAAGCAGAAACAAAAGCAAAACAAAACATCACCAAACAATTAAAACTCGATTTAAAATTTTTTAAATCAGAAGTTAAGACAATGGAGCAATTAAAAACAAGTTTATCCAGTTGGTATTATAAAGAAAAAATGACAAGTACAATTATTAAAAATATCAATTCTGATAAATACGATTTAAAACAGGCTAAAGAAGTTATTAGTAAGCGTTTAAATAAATTTTATGATAATAAATTAAATAAAGTGCTTGCAGATATTGAGAACGTTAAAAAGGTTGATAAATCCGCATGCCGTTGGGGTCAATGCATGATTGACTGGAATAGGAACGCAACATGGGGAAATTGCCCAAAAGGGTCATATCGTAACGGGCATGCGTTTACTGTTTATGGAAGTGTTACTGGTTGCGGATATGATAAATTAAGCACTTTAACCGCTAACATGTTTAATGATGATAAATATTTAATGACTAAAAAACAAGATTTACAAACAAAATATGATAATTTACAGGCAAAATATAAAACTTTAGCCGGACGGCATAGGCAATATTTAATGCAGAAAACAAATGAAAAAAAACGACTGGAGAAATTAAAAGCAGACAATAAAAAAATCATATCTGAATTAAGCAATAAAATATATGAACTCTCAAACGATGATGACCTAATAAAAAATGATGATTTTATAAAAAGAACTATAAAGGAGCAAAAACATGACTAAAAATTTTTTCAAAGTTGATACAAAAAAAGATGATGTAATATTTAACCAAGATTATATAATTATAAACGGCTGCCTAATGTTTCATAAAACCGTTGCATGTATTGGGTTAGATGTTGAGTTATTACAAGATAAAATAAATAATAACATACCTTTTAATTATAAAGATAAAAATTTTATATCTGAATTACCATTATGTGAAAAATTATTGCCGGAGGGTTTTATAAAAAATCCTGAAACATATACAGAATATAAAAATACAGGTTTGACGCAATTAAAAAATAATAAAAAGGGTAACGACTACCAATTATTTATAAATAACTCTAATAATTGTATTATAGCCTTAGATAAAAGATATTCAGATTTTATTATTGAAAATGATTTAAAAATATGGGGTACAAAAGAAAATTGTTATACTTTGGTTTTATCTGATTATCAAAAAAATATTAAAGGTTTGATATGCCGTTGCGAACGCTGGCAAAATTACGATGTAGAGCGATTTTTTAAAAATATTCTTATTCATAATCGCAATAGTGATACTATTACAGACTTAAAAGATTTTGACGACTTCAAAAAAAATAATTCTTTAAAAAATAATCAAATTATAGACTATTAAAAAATAAAAAGGACGGTAAAATATAAGGAACTTTTATCAATGTCCGGTAGCGGATATACCAAAAGCGAAATTGAAAACGATTACGAAGTCGGAGGGGCTTTATCGGGTTACAAAAAATTAGGTAATACAAATTATTTTTATAGAGAAATGTAGAAAAAAATAAAAAAAAAGAAATGGAGTGTAGAAAAATGAAAAATAAAAAAAATACTTTAAAATCTCAATTAAAAAGACTTTTTGTTATTATACTTTTTATTAGTATTATAACTCAAATAAATATAGCGATTACAGGGGCTATTCAACATCAAATTAAAGAAAATCAGATTAAAAAAGAATTGATGTTATGCCCTCCTGACTGCTGCACTATTGCGGAAGATTTGAGCGAATATGACTTACCTAATCCCCCACAACTTGAGATTTTAGATATTGACGTAAAGCCAATAAAATAAATTTGACTTATATTATTTTTAATGATATAAAAGAGGTAGATTTAACAAAAAAGGGGCAAGCACATGGCAAGAAAATCAAAAATAACAGGAAAAATTATTGACCGAGTAAATGAGTTAATCAATAACGGAATTTACAAAAAAGATATTCCGGCATACATTGAGAGAGAATTTAACGAAAAAATATCACGTAGAACGGTATTTAAAATTTGTGAAACTTTACATATTCCTGAACGAGAAGAAAAAAAATCAAAAATAATAAATATAGCAAATTTAATATCGTTGCGATTACTTTATTTTTGTGATGATTTGGAACTTTTAACAAAAATGTTCGCTGGCGAATGTTGTTATCAAAAAATAGAAAAAATAATTATTCCTGAAAAAGTATTATCAATTATTCCGGAGCAAAAAATAAAAAAAATTGTTCATCTTTCCGAGCGAGCAGGGCTTAAACTTGATGTGGAATATAGGCAGAGAGCAGTTTTATAAGAGCGTGCAATTATTATCAAAAATTGTGATATAATAGGTTTAATATGGCAGAGTTACAAGTAATAGATGAAATAGTTGAAGAATTGCACAAAATTAGAGGGGTAGATTTACCAAAAATCTGCTTAAAAATGATAGTTTTGTCATACATGATGTATTGTGCGAATACTTTTGATTTTAAATATAAAAATGAGGACGGTCAAGAAATCCGCTTAAATTCAGGTTGTATAATTCTTTGTCAAAAAGGTAGCGGAAAATCAAGAACCTTGAGAGCCTTAAAACAAATTTTTGTATGCGTAGATGAAGAACGTATTGCACGTTATAATAGGGCTTTGTCTTTGCATAGTAAATTTTTAGCAAAAAGCGAAATCCCGCTTACTGATAGTCAAAAAAAAGAAGTTGAGTTAGCCTATCAAGAATTAGGTAGAGAGCCAATTACAACCTTTGACGACCCGATAACATCAAAAGGACTTTGTGAAACCTACGCACAAATAAAAAAATATTATACTAACAATTTATTGTTTACTGTGGACGAGGCAGGCGACCGCTTATTCAGGGACGCTTTTTCTGCAAATCCGTCCATATCTGCAAAAGAGTTTGTCGCTGCAATAAACCAATTATTTGACGGATATTGTGGCATGGGAAAATCAAAAACATCAAGAGCGGAGGGAATTACCTCTCAATACAATGTAGGAGCAAATTTTATATTTGTTTCAACGGCAGAATTTTTAAAAGACTGGCAAGTGCAACAACGCTATCAAAGTTCTTTTGAGGGCGGTATTGCAAGGCGATTATTGTATGTAAACTGTCCTCCAATAGACAAATTACATACAAACAGAAAACGCTATCACCCAAATTTTGACCGCTTTATTCCTCTTGCAAAAGAAGTATTTACTCAACACCGAAATCAACATGGAATACCAGCAAGTGAGGCTCTTTGGGGTATTTTGGAACAACAAGGGGCTGGGTGCAATATTACCATTGACGATGAATTTTTGCTCCTGCTGTTTTGTACCGTCTTGGCGGTATGGACGAATGATTTAGAAATTCAACCTTATCACTGGCAATATATGGTAAATACCTATAAAGAAATGAAAGTCCTATCGCTTGATGTCATAAAAGACAATACTTCAAGTTATGAAAAAATTTGCGTATTTATGCGTGAATATGCAGAGCAAAAGAGCAAGAGCAAGGGTAAAGTACCTTTAATTGAAATAAAAGATTATTGCGTGAGAGAACGAATGATAAGTGAGGCACGCTTTAAAAAATGGTTTAATGAAATTTGCGAGGAATTTGTAAAAACTAATTCCGGTAAATATATCATAGAAAAAAATCAAATGTACGCATGGCTAACTGAAAATTTTGCATACAACGGCTAATCAAAAAAAAAAAAATAAAAGGAGCGTCAATGTCAAAAATACCAAAAGATATAAAAGATTTATTATTTTACATAGAATTGCAACAAAAACAAGCCCAAACAAATAAAAAATTTTTCAAAGAGGGGTCGCAGAATTATGAACACTGGGAAAACTGGCAAACAATTTATTCTCAAATGCTCTCTACAATTAGTTTTTATCTTAATTTAAAAAGTGAATTTAATAAAAAATATGGAATAAAGGAGGAAAAATGAGTTATAAGCATATTTGCGACCGATGTAATCAAGAAATTAAAGACAATTTCGTGCGTATCGAATACGCAGAGGGGTCAAACAGGGTAATAAAAGATTTTCATATTGACTGTTTTAATTATGAATTTTCGTGCGACATTAGAAAAATAAAGGAAAATAAATAATGTTAGAAAAAAATAATATTTGTAATTCAATTTTATTTTTGTGTTTCGATTATGTGTACTTTGATATTTTTGGGGTTACGGTTACCGGAAGAAATAAAAATGTTAAAAATATACAAAATTAAGCGAACTTGGAAAGATAATTTATGTTTCGTAAGAAATATTATTATTTTGTTGCTGTTCTTTCCGATTATTGCTTTTTGGTATGGAATAAAAGAAATGTGAGGGTAAAATGAAATCTTCCAAAGATAAAATTGAAATAGACGATATTCAGCCTTTTATAAATGTGCTAAAAGACGCTCAAAAACAACTTGAAAAGATAGGAATATACCTTGATTTTAGTTTTTATACAAACGGATTATATGAATATCAAGACTACGAAAAATATAAAAACTACACAAAAGAACAGTTACAAGCAGTAATCCGAGAGAAAAACGCAACAATATCAACTCTTAATGGAAAAGTTTATTGTTATAGGAATGACGCAAGATACTACAAAAACCGATTTAAAAAAGAAAAGGAAAAAAATAAATGCTTACAGGAAATGAAAAAATAAAAGATTTGAACGATAATGATATTTTGAATTGGCTTTGTAATGGGCTGGGAACAAAATGCACAAAGGGGTATTTTGAACATGCCAATAATCATTTAGGTAAATACCGTATATTGCATATAGAATTTGAAAAACCTTTTACAACACATAGAATATCTTTTTGCAATGATCTTGCAAATAACAAAACATTAAAAGAAATAAAGAGCGTTATTCTTTGGTCAAGAGAGGAGGAAACATGCAGACGCTAAAATTTACAATAGAAAATTTACTTGAGGAGCGGTCGGGAATAATGTCAAGTACGGAATTTTTTAAATATCCGTCTGCCGAAATTCCTCAAACAAACGAATTTGCACTCAAATATAAAGACTATATGTTAGACTGTTGCAAAAATGCAAATATGTTTTTTGTGCCAGCCCTTGATGTGAAAGAGGCAGAAAATTTTAATGATAAAACTTGCCCTCCATTTACGAATTGCTGGTTTGATTTTATGCCGGAAATTGAAGATACTGAAAGCGAAATACATCAACATTTAAGAGAGCAATTAGGGCTTGCTGATTATTGTTATGTTAAAACTTTTGTCAAAGGTGTAGGACTTTTTGAAGTGTCGCCTACTTCATACCTTACTGTATTTGTTACAAAAGAATATATTTATGACCGCAAAGACGATAAAAAAATTGGCATGACTGACCGAATGAATTTATTTGCTTACTCTTTAGGCGAAAACAAAGGCAATATTCCTGCTTTTTATGACAATATTATAAAAGCAACTTTAAGCCGAATTAGGCGAACAAAAATTACTTATGTTGAAAATGACATCGGTTTTACTGTTAGAGGCAGAATAGGTCGAGAATTTACAAAAATCAAATATAAGCCGTCTGATGTAATTTATGTTGCAACGGCTGCAAAAATTAAAAAACTATGCCCGACTGCTGCGGAAAGAATTGTTAAAAAACCTGCGTATGCTTATGAAGTCATGGGTCATTGGCGAAAACTTGATGATAATTCCGTAGGTAAAGATAGACAAGGCTTGCGTGGAGTGGCTGGCTATACTTGGGTTATACCTCATAAACGAGGCGAGGGCGAATTATTTAAGAAATCAAGAATAATAAAAAGGGACAAAAATGAATTTTGAAAAATCTTCAAATAATGGCGAATTTTGCAACCATGAATGTAATGTTTGCGTGCATAAAGACGATGTTTACACCGCCTGCCCTAATATAAGAAAAATTAGGCAAGAACAATTTAATGAGCCAAAAGTTGTAGATGAAATGGAGGCAAAGGGCTATGGTAGTAAAAAGAATTAAAGATATGGACGAAAATCAAGAGCAGGCACTAATCGTTTCTTGGTGTTTACAAAATGATTTAATTCCGGTTGCAGTCCCTAACGGATTTAATCTTGGTGGTAGTATTCAACTTATGCGAATGTATGAGCTGCCTACCAGCCAAATTAAAACACAAAATGCTATTCAAATGCGACTGCTTAAAAAAGAGGGGCTACATGTCGGCTTTCCTGATATGATGATTTTTGGTAGAAAAAACGCTTATGGAAACGGCGATGTATTGTTTCTTGAAAACAAGGTTAAGAATAACAAACCAAGCAAATATCAAATAGCATGCCACGAATGGCTGCGTTCTCTTGGTTATACTGTTGAAGTAAGTACAGACGCAAAAGACGCTATTCAGAAAATTAGAAATTATTTTGATGAAGTTGTAAGGCAAATTGAAAACGAAGAATATATCAAAGAACGCAAGAAAATTGCAGGACAGGACAAGGAAAATGCAAAGCGAAAAGGCGATGTTAGACAAAATACTTGCAATAAATAATGAATTAAATATGATGTATAGACATCTCGCAAAATATAGTTTGATTTATCATAAGCGTTTACATAGCCTATCGGACTGCTGGACTTTTAAGAGCGACAAAGTTAAGGCTAAAATAGATAAATTGAAATGGCATATCTACGGCTATGAGTGCTTTTATAAACAATTAATATGGTGTCTTGCTGGAGGGCTTTATGAAAAAAGGACAAAAGAAACCTGACCTGTATCAAGGTTGTTTGCGAAAAATGAAATATAAAACATATCATGCCGCAGAAATTGGGGCAAAAGAAAAGGGTAAAAAGTATAATTGTGAATATAAAATTTATTGGTGTAAATATTGTAATTGCTTTCATTTAGCAACAATAAAAGAAAAATAGAAAATTTTTCAAAAGAGTGCAATAATTATCAAAATTTATGATATAATAAAATTATACAGAAAAAGATTATAAAAATAGTTAGTACAAAATTTAAAAAGGGGTGAAATCATGGGCAACTTAACAAACTGGTTTATGCCGGAAAAAACATTAAAAGCAGTGTGGGAGGGTGTGTACCCTGTCGTAATTATTGCTGCAAAATTATTTCAAAAAGAAAAAGAAACTGACGACAACAAAACGGTAATGCGTAATGTTGTAGAACTGACATTTAAAACTTTAAGTAAAGTTAAATTTCCTGACAATACGGAAGATAACATTATTGTATCTCAACAATATTATTTTGATGCTCAAATGCACCAAAACGCCCTTAACGGACTTGCAAGAGCATTTGGCATTGAAAAAATGGACGATACCTCTGACTTTGAGGGTAAAGTAGGTATTATTGGTATTACAAATAGAGATTTCCAAGCGAATGACGGAACTCAAAAAACCGTCCCTCAATTTGGCTGGGGCTTATTCTCTTATGCTCCAATGTCTGATAAATTTCAAATTGAATACATTGCAAGCACAATACAAGGGAAACCTACTGACGACCAATACAAAGAATGGTTTAAGGAAAAATTGGCTCAATATCGCCAGCCAAAATAGTAATAACAAGCGTGTATTAGTAAATCGGAGGACTTTAACAATGGTTAAAGAATTGGAAGAACGTCAAACTGAACAAAATATAGATTTAGGTTTTAACTCATTTTGTGAGAAAACCAAAATTAAAAACATAAATGATTTTATGAAAGTAGGCTATATTTCTACTCAATACAACGCTTTAATGAGTAGGGGGGGGCTTTTACCTGATAATGTGGCTCTCTCTATTGTGGCTCAATTCCTTGCTGATTACAAGGCAGCCGGACACATGGACATACTCAATAGACAGGACGATTTCGTATTTAATTAACAACGAGCAGTAGCAGGGGTATTTCGCTTGCCCCGAAACCCCTGTGTTAGTCTGCAAGGTCAAAATGGAAAAGGTCAAAATGATAAAGATTTCAGATTTAAGACGAATAAAAAGATTATGCTTTGATAAAATTGCCGCAAATGGTACGGCTCGCAGAGATTTGGCAGTACAGATAAAACCATTAAATGATGAACTTTATACTGTCATAATGTCAAACGGCGTTGATTACGCAAGACTTGTGGCTGATTTTATACAACCAGCAGAAACGGAAGAAATAAATATTGCTTGGACTGAATTTGCAAGAATTTGTGATTTTTTTGACAAAACAATAACAATTACAAATAAAAACGGAATGTATGAAATTAAAGAGGGCAAGACAAAATTCAAATGTGCAATATCAAGGTCAGAGGCAAACAATAATTGCTACTTTAAGTTTGATTTTGATAGTGCAATTAAAATTTCAATGGACGACTGTTTTGTCTTAATTGACCGAAAAATGCAAATGAATAAATTTGCTCTTGGCGAAAATATGCTCATGTCAACGGACGGTAATTTTGCCACAATAAATTATTTAAAACAAGATTTTGGCACAGATATTCGTTTGTTTACCGAGAAATTTCCGAGTGGAATGTGGTATTTTAATCCAAAGCAAAGAATTATTGTAAGTGAAGATAAGAAAATTGCTTGTAGTTTTAGTCAAGCAACAGGGGGATTTCCTTTTGAGGCGGTCAAAAAACTTGTAAAACAACCTCTCTCAAATTGGCTTGAAGTGGACGCAAAACAATTAAAAGAAGTCGCAGACAAATGTTCAAAAATTGATGATAAAATCATTTTACAATTTGCAGAAAATGAGGTTATAGTATCTGCAAACAATAGAGAACAAGCCCTTGATTTTGCCGTACCTATTCCGGCAGAATATAACCATAAGCCTACAAGGCTTGATATAAGATTTTTGGATAAATATTTAACTGAATTTTATCGTTGCATAAACGAAAACGGAAAATTGAAAATATTTTTTGATGATAACCAAAGTATATATATGACAAGGTGTGAAAGCAAAAACTTGAGCATATTTGGAATGAGTTTAATACCTCTACACTTAATGAATAAAGGAGCGTAACAATGTCAGAATGTAAAGAACTTAATACATTAAAAGAAAAATTAAACGAATTAAAAGAAACTGTTGCGGAAATGACCGATACAATAAGCAGCATACTTGCTGTTGCAACTGAAATTGAGGAGCGTATTAACGACCTTGAGAGCGATAAAAAAGACGCAGAAGAAAAGGCTCAAGCATTAGAAGATAACCAAAACGAGCAGAATGATGTTAAGGAAGTTGTTAAAGAACTTGTTGAAAAGGCAGAAAACTGGGATTATGGATTAAAAGGCTGGTGTACTCTTGAAACTAAACAAGATTTAATCAATTATCTTAAAAAGGAAGTTTTGGAGGCTTAAATTGGTTGAACAAGTTATCAAATGTGGGGACGCTTTAACGCTATTAAAAGAATATCCTGACGAGTATTTTGACTGCATAATTACTGACCCTCCGTATAAATTAGGGACAAGTAGCGTTAAGGTAAACGCTGACGGCACTATAAACAACAAAAAGCGTAATCGCTGGGTTAAGAAAAATGCAGACGAGGATAATCAGGCATTAGTAAAGACAGGGCAGATGATACAAAACATTCCAAAATTTGAGGAGTGGTTGCCGGAAGTCTATCGTGTGCTTAAAAAAGGTTGCCATGCCTACATTATGATAAACGGCAGAAACTTTGCAGAATTGCAAATTAAGGCTGAAAAAGTTGGTTTTAAATTCCAAAACGACCTTACTTGGCTAAAGCAAAATTCTACACCAAATAAATTCTATATGAAATCTACTGAAAGGATTTTAATGTTACGCAAAGGAAAAGAACGTTATATAAATGACATGGGGGCAAGTGATGTTTTCTATGTCAAAAATCCTGTCGG